TTCTTGTGAACGGCGAGGAAGTCACTCTCCGACGCACGTATCAGGAGGTATGGTCTACGAAGCGCGGACGCGGTGAGGCTACATATGACGGTAATACCTCGGAGTATTACGTTGACGGCGTGCCTTGCAAGAAATACGCCTTTGCCGAGAAGGTTGAATCACTTGTTAATGAAGATACCTTCCGAATGCTTACGAGCGTTTCACACTTCCCGGCGGGAATCTCTTGGCAGGAGAGGCGCGAGGTACTTTTCCGAGTGGCGAACGTTGCGGGCGACCGCGAGATTATGCTGAATGACGAGAAGTTCTTCCCTCTGATCGAGGGTATGGGCAAGCTCTCGCTCGAGGACTACAAGAAGAAGCTGCTTTCGGACAAGCGAGCCTTTGTAGGCGCGAAAACCGATATTCCCGCGCGTATCAGCGAATGTCAGAAGACGATCGAGGACGTTGACGGTATGGACTTTGGCGCGGCTCGCGCAAAGATCGAGGCTTTGAATGTCGAGAAAGAGGCTCTTGAAGCTGAACTTCTTTCGATCGAGCGCAACACGGCAGCAGAGAACAAGCGAATGGAGATCCGCGAGGTACAGCTTGAGCTTACTGCGCTTGATAACGAGAACAAGGCGTACCGGGCAAGTCAGCTGGCGAGTGCTCCCGATACTGCGGCTATGAGGGCAAATCTTACACGCTTGCAGACACAGCACAATGTAAAAATCCGAACGGTTGAAAACGATAGGGCTTACGTTCAGCGGCTTGATAGTGATATAGCGTCCGCACGGTCGCGCTGGATTGCTGTAAACGGCGAAAGTTTTGCGGGCGGTAATTGCCCTACCTGCGGACAGGCTCTCCCTGCGGCACAGCTCAAGGCTGCTACCGACGGCTTTGAGGCGCAGAAGGCAAAACGCCTGCGCGAGATCGAGCAGACTGCGAACGGCAGCAAGGATGCAAGAGCGGCGGTTTTAGAGCGTATCACTTCTACTGAGGCAGAGATTGCAGAGCTTGATAGATTGATGGAGAAACAGGCGGGACTGCTTACGGCGGCAGAAAGCAATGTGATTCCTGTTGTCGACATTGAGGGATATGCCGATACGCGCGAGGCTATTCAGAAGCGCATTGAAGGTCTTAACGGCGAGCTTATGGATATTATGTCAGGTACTTCCGCCGCACGTGCGAAGCTGACGGGGCAGATCTCCGAGGTCAAGAGCGAGATCGCTTCTTGGAACGTATATCTCGGCAAGGAGTCGCTTCTTGAATACTCCCGCAAGCGCGTCGAGGAGCTTCAGGAGGACGCGAGAAATGCCGCAGAGAAGCTTGACGCTATCGAGGAAATATTGTTCCTCATTGACGAATACAGCCGCTACAAGACGCAGTTCGTTGAGGACAGCATTAACGGTATGTTCCGTATTGCGCGTTTCCGTCTTTTCCGAGAGCAGGCTAACGGCGGCGTTGAGGACCGCTGCGACGTTGTTTATGAGGGCGTTCCTTACATAAATATCAACAGCGGCGCGAAGATCAACGTCGGCATTGATATTATCAACACTCTTTCCCGCGCTTACGGCGTTACGGTGCCTTTGTTTGTGGATAACGCGGAGAGTGTTACCAATCTTGAAAGATCTGACTGTCAGATCATTCGACTTGTAGTATCCGAAAACGATAAGAAATTGAGGTGTGATTATGAAAATTAAGGACAGAGCAAAACCGAAGGTGCCGCCGGTAGAGGCCGGCGTTTATATGGCTGTATGTATCGGCTTTGTAGATCTCGGAGAACAGTATTCCGAGAAATTCAAAAACTATTCCTATAAGGGTATGTATATTTGGGAGCTTCCCGGCGAGACCATCGAGATCGACGGCGAGCAGAAGCCCCGCCAGCTTTCCAAAGAGTTCACTATATCGGCGTCAAACAAGAGTAATCTGCGCAAATTTATTGAGACTTGGAACAGCAGGAGCTATTCCGACGAGGATTTTATGGAATTCGACGTCTTTGAGCAGGTCGGCAAGCCTTGTCAGCTCAACGTTGTGCTGAACGAAACAAAGGAATATGCCAACGTTGACAACCTTATGCCGATCCCGAAGGGATTCCCAGCGCCCACAACGACCACGGAGCATATCAAGTGGGATATGGACGCTTGGGACGATGCAGCATTTGACAAGCTCCCCGAGTGGATTCAGGAGAAGATCAAGAAATCCACGCAGTATCAGAAAGAACACGCACCCGAAACTCCCGTCGAGGTAAAGGCACCGGCGGCAGCAGGAGGGGAGTGTCCTATATGAAATTTGAGTCATTAGCTTCCTCTTCGCACGGTAACGCCTACATAGTTTCCGATAGTGATACCCGCATTCTTCTCGAGTGCGGTGTATCACACAAGCAGTTACAGAAGCTGGCGGGGTTCTCGCTCTCGGATATAAAGGCTTGCCTTGTGAGTCACGAGCACGAAGACCACGCGAAGTGCGTGGACGAGCTTATTAAGCGCGGTATGGAGGTCTATATGAGCTACGGCACGGCTCGCGCCCTTGAGAACGAGTCGGCAACGCTTATTGAGAATATGGAGCAGTTCAACGTAGGCAGTCTTGACATTGTACCGTTTACGACATTTCACGACGCTGCTGAACCGCTCGGCTTCCTGATCAAGAGCCGCATTGACGGCGACGTGCTTGCCTTTGCGACTGATACTGTCAATCTGCGGTATAAGTTTCCCGGACTTAATATTCTTGCTATCGAGGCGAATTATGACCGCAAGATACTTGACCGTTGCGAGAAGCTACCAGAGAAGGTACGGCACCGTATAACCAACTCGCATATGGAGATCGAAACGCTTTGCGATTATCTGCGATCTCTCGATCTATCCGAGTGCCGTGAGATACATTTGCTCCACTTATCCGACGCTATGAGCGACGAGGGCAGCTTTATGCGAAAGGTTTTGTGGTCGATTCCGAAAGGAATTGAAGTGAAAGCGTGTGAAAAGTGAGTAAAAAGTTAGAAAAATTTTCAGAAAAGTGAGGTGGTAATAGTGGGTAAGCCAAGAAATCAATTTACGTTTTATAAATCTTACTATGACGCTATACAGGAATTACCGAAGCGCGATCAGTCGGCTCTGATACTCGCTATATGTGCCTATGCGATCTACGAAACACAGCCTAAAGGCTTATCTATTGCGGCTTCCACGGCATTTAAGCTCATTAAACCCACTCTTGACTCGGGACGGAGAAAAGCCGAAAGCGGTGCCCTCGGAGGGCAAGCAAACGGCAAGCAAAACGGAAGCAAACCCGAAGCAAACGGAAAGCAAAACGGAAGCAAGAAAGAGGGGGAGGACGAGAAAGAGTATGAGTATGAGTTAGAGGCAGAGGCAGAGAGTGAGGAGAGCGCTTACGCTCGCGACCACGGCAGCGACTACCACGAGATCAAGGTTATGGGCGGAAGGCTCGGGAAGGGTGTCATACGACTCTCACAGGCTCAATCGGACGCTTTACTCGATAAGATAGGCTTTGAAATGTATAACTATTACGTTGAGAGGCTTGCAGACTATATCATTAATAACGGTGCCGCGCCCGCGAACCACTACGAGACGATTCTCAAGTGGTGGAATGAGGACCGGAAGGTATAGGGAGGTATGAACTATGGCTAAAAAGACAACGCAAAGAGACATTATCCTATGGCATTTACAGAATGTCGGTACGCTTACCCGGGCGCAGGCTATGGGCGAATACGGAATTGTTGAGCTGCCCGCCCGAATAGTTGAGCTGAAAAGGCTCGGCTACAAGATCACCAGCGAGAAGGGGACGTCAACCAATCGCTTTGGCAAGGTGCATTTCAATATTTACAAGCTGGAGGAGGCGCAGTAATGGACAGCCCCTGCCATCATTGCCCGAAATGTCCCTGCAAGGAGCACGATACTTGCAGGGAATATCAAGAATATCGTGCCGCGATCAATAAAATCAATAAACGAAAAACCTCCGATAAGGTGACTAAAGATATGACCATCAGAGGGATCGAAAAATGCAAGAAATGGAGAAAAACAACAGATGAGAGCAAAAACAGAATTTGAATGCGCACAGAATGATCTTATGAAGTTCTGTGAGGGAACAACCGACTACATATGCGAGGTCAACACAGACCTCTATCCCCTGACAGCGGTATTTGTTCCGAACCCGCAGCGATCTATTTTCGACGCCGCCATTGACGAGAACGGCGAGGTCGGCGAGCTGGTAATATCGGTCGGTCTTGATACCAACGTCAAATCAACGCTGAAATTCGAAATGGACGCCGCCCTGCTGAAAAAGCTTATCAAGAGCGTGGAGAAGATCGCGTTTCTTTATTATCACGCATACAGAGAAGGCGCGGGAGATCTTCGCGCATATGCTTGCGACGATGACCGCACACTTGCGGATCGCCTCAGAGAGGTGATCGGCGACGAGGAGGCGGACAATGAGTAATCTCAGTCTTAACAAGGTCGTTCTCTGCGGGCGACTCACGAGCGACCCGGAGCTTAAAACAACCGCTACGGGTATTCCGGTACTTTCATTCAATCTTGCGGTTAACCGTCCCCACCGCGCCGCCGACGCTAATTCGGGTCAGCCTACTGCGGATTTTATCAGCGTTGTTGCTTGGAGGCAGAGAGCTGAATTTATTGCTCGCTACTTCAGGAAGGGCTCTTCAATTTGCATTACCGGTTCGATTCAGACGAGAAAGTGGACCGATCAGAACAACGTGACACGCTACGCCACCGAAGTCATTGTCGAGGACGCGCTTTTCGTTGACAGTAAGGGCGAGGGCGGTGCGGCGCCGGTACCGGCAGAAGAATACCCGCCTGCATCGAGCGATTTTGTAACCGTTGATGATGAAGATTTACCGTTCTAAAGGAGATCAGAAATGAAAAGAATCTTAATCAAGTATCACGCAGACATCGAACGTATCAAGAAAATTGAGATCGGCGACTGGATCGACCTCAGAGCCGCGGAAGATTATAAGCTTACGTGTGGAGAGTACAAGCTTATCTCGCTTGGTATCTCGATGAAGCTGCCCCGTGGCTACGAAGCACACCTTCTCCCTCGCAGCAGCACTCCCTCAAAGTTTGGCATTATGCTTGCCAACTCGCAGGGAATCATTGACAACAGCTACTCGGGTGACAATGACGTTTGGCATTTTCCTGCGATCGCTATCGAGGATACCATCATTCACAAGGGCGACAGGATATGTCAGTTCAGAATCGTAAAGAAGATGCCGAAGGTAAAGCTCGTCGAGGTTGATCGTCTTGGTGGAAAAGATCGCGGCGGTATCGGTTCGACCGGTAGGAAGTAATTGCGGAGGTGAGTGATATGGCAAACAAATCTAAAAAGCGCATAAAGCACGAACAGTACGTTTATATCAAGAAATTGGAGCGAGAGATTAAAACGTTGCGAGCAAATGCTGTAATGTACGATCCTATTGTGCTTAAATCGAGACATCTTATTGCTCCTACATTCGACCGTGCTTATGAAGAGAAGATACTCGGGTATACCTTCGAGAAGGCGTGCCGCGAAATGGCTGATCAGCTTATGAAAAGCGAGGCGGTTGAAGTAGACAAGACACGTGAATTCAGTCCGAACGCCTGCGGTAAAGTAGATTGCTATACATTCACGTTGAGGGTTCTGAAAAGGAGATACTGATATGGAAAAACAGCAGAAGATCTTGGAGAGGGCAAAAGATATTTGCCGTGTGAAGCTTAATTGCAACGATGTGTGCAACCCCATAAGTGCTTGTGATGCTTTGAAGTACGCCGAGAGGGCTGTCGAAGCGGGGTATAGCAAGCAGAAAGAGGGGGAGTGGCTTGTCAGTGAGTCCCCTCTTACAGCCAGCAAGAAAGTAAAATGTTCAGAGTGCGGATACATTGAACACAGAGGTCCTGCGTGGAACATTTCTTGGGGTATGCATAAGTATTGTCCCAACTGCGGCGCGAAGATGAAAGGCGGTTCGGAATGATTGTAGGTTGTTGGCTATCCGAGTGCAAATGGTGTAAAGATGGTTGGTGTCAAAGGGGAACCATAACTATTGACGAACTTAAAGAGTGCGAAGATTTTGAGGACTATCGGGATTCTTATACTGATTCCTTTTGGAAAACCTTGATAAAAGACGGCACACCTTATCGAAAACTTGCCGAGAATGGCAAGAAAATCGAATACAACGATTATGTATTTTACACCGAGGATAAGATTACCGATGATGAAAACTATTGTCTTACCGAGGAGCGCACGGGCGTTAATGTGGGCGAGTTTAGAAAGCTAAAGGAACAAAGGCGTTGGGAATTGTTCGTTGAAAGGATTGGAACATATCCCGATGTATCTACATATCCCACCGAAGAAAAGAAAGGCGGTAAATGATATGGCACGATATATTGATGCGGACAAAGCGCACGAAGGGATCGAAGCTATCCAAACATCACTTGAGAGCAATGACGATCGGGAATGGCGAAAAAACAAGCCGTACTATAAAGGACTTGCTTGGGCTCGTGGAGTTATCAACGAAACGCCCACCGCCGATGTCGTACCGAGGGCAGAGGTTGCGAGGGAGATTTTTGAGGAGATTGAGAAGTATATGATGGACTCTGTTGATGTGACACATACGGCATATAAAACAATCGGCACTTCAACCTTTGCTATTCTCAAAAAGAAATATACGGAGGGCGGGGAATGAGTACATACAAATCAAGTATGATCGTTGGCGGAGATCCTAACAAAAAGCGCAATGCTATGGATTTTTACCCTACGCCGAGAGAGGTGACGGTGGCGCTCTTGGAGCAGATAGCGTTGCCGATAGGGACGAAAATATGGGAGCCTGCCTGCGGACATAACCATATGGTTGACGTTATACGCGAATACGGTTACGACGTGATCGGCACCGATATTCAGGGCGGAGTCGACTTTCTGACAGCAGATCTCCCGGAGGGCGTAAGGTTCGTTATGACAAATCCGCCTTTCGGTATCGCGGACAAGTTCATTGAGAGATGTATCGAGCTTCGGGTATCGTTTGCGCTGCTGTTGAAGTCGCAGTATTGGCACGCGAAAAAGCGAGCAAAGCTGTTTCGAGACCATACGCCGGATCTGATATTGCCTCTCACGTGGCGCCCCGATTTCACAGGGCAAGGATCTTCGTTGCTTGATATGATGTGGTGTGTATGGTGGCGTCCGGGACCTCATAAATATGCACTGTATAAACCGCTGGATAAACCTATGGAGGATAAAAGCAATGAAAGCAAGAGTACCTAAATCATACAAACAGCTCTCTCATACCGATCAGCAGGATCTGAAGAAGTTTCACAGGACGTTGCTCTTGAGGCTGCGGAGAAAATGCTTGAGAGAAATGCAAGGATCATGCTTGAGATCTATATGAAGATGGTCTGCGTTATGCTGCACGATATGCCTAACGGTTATGGCGAGAAGAGATTGCGCGTTTTCCTCGCCGGTCATAAGAGAGTCTTTGCGAGACAATTCAGGCTCGTTGAGAGAGGCGAGCAGCTTCAATACCTTAACAAGCGTATGGAAGAGATCTTTAAGAAGGACGGCTTCCCGCAGAATTTTGTTGACGATCTGCTCGGGGAAGTAGACGTGGAGGTGAAATGATGGGTGAAGGTGACGTTTACGGATTTACCGAGAAGAAATGCCCGATCTGCGGCAAGACGTTTATTCCCGCGCCGATGCACGTATACAAGAGAACAACCGGCTCGGGCGGTAAAACGAAGTGGTTCTGCTCTTATCATTGTCTCCTTGCGTGGGACAAGAAACACCCGCGTAACTATACGACGGTGAAATAAAAGGAGTGATACGGTTGTCAAGACATATTATTTCAAAATACGCTGTTTGTCCCTATTATCAATGGCACGAGAACAACCGTATATGCTGTGAGGGGACGGACGAAAAAAACGTACTCCACCTTGTGTTTGGTGACGAGAGAGATAGAAAAGCATACGGCAAGCACTATTGCGACGATTTCGAGAGCTGCCAGCGTTGTATGATCTATCAGGCGCTTGATCGCAAATATGAGGGTAAAGAGGGGGGCTGAAAAAGCCTCCTTCTTTTTTGCAATTTTGCAGGGGGGGAGGGGTTTAGATTTCGATAGTACGGGTGATATAATTAAGCCATAAAGCAGAAAGGAGTATTTCCTGTGTGGCGGATTGGAATGCTATTCGACAAGAATATATCACGGACGAGTCTTCCTCATACAGGAAGCTCGCGCAGAAATACGGCGTAGGTATGACTGCCCTATACAATCACGCAAAGAGTGAGGATTGGGTGGGGCAGAGGAAACAGCTCAAAGACAAATCAATAACAAAAAGCATTGAAACTATCTCCAAAAAGAGGGCGGATAAGCTATCCCGCGTTATGGATATTACCGACAAACTCCTTGATAAATTGGAGCGGGCGGTAGACGAGCTTGATATCCATTTGGTAACGAAGGCGACGAAGGTAAAGGAGATCGAATACAACAACGATCTTCGCCCGGACAAGCCTACCAAAGAGACGATAACGGAGACGGAGGAAATCCTTGAATCTCGAATGATCGTTGATCGTGCGGGACTTAAGGCGATTGCTTCCTCGCTCCGCGACATCAAGGAAATACAGATGTTGAAGTCCGAACTCGACAAGCAAGAGCAGGAGGCGCGGATTGCTAACCTCAGGCGGCAGGCGGAGAAAGATGATATTGATAATGCGCCTACTCTTGTGGTAGAGGGATTACCGGAGGAGTTTAAGGTATGAGCACTATTGATCTAAGTCGTATCAGCGACAAACAATATAAGTTTTTATCTGCTTCTCAGAAGCACGTCGGCTTTGGCGGTGCGAGAGGCGGCGGGAAAAGCTGGTCGGTGCGTACAAAAGCGAAGATACTCGCGGTGACATACCCGGGAATTAAGATCCTGATCGTGCGCCGTACCTATCCCGAACTGGTAAACAACCATATCAATCAGCTTTGCGAGGAGCTTCACGGGCTTGCGAGATACAACAAGTCGGAGAAGATCTTCACCTTTCCAAACGGCAGCAGCATCAAATTTGGCTACTGCAACAACGACAAGGACCTTGACCAATATCAGGGCGCCGAGTATGACGTTGTTTTTCTCGACGAGGCGACACAGCTTCAAGAGATGTGGATCAAGAAAATAACCGCGTGTGTGCGTGGTGTTAATGACTTCCCGAAGCGTATATATTACACGTGCAACCCGGGCGGCGCGTCACACGGTTATTTCAAACGGTTATTCATAGACAAGCAGTATGAGGGTGCAGAGGTTCCCGACGATTACTGCTTTATACAGGCTCTTGTGACCGACAACAAGGCACTTATGGAGAGCCAACCCGACTACATAAAGCAGCTTGAGGCGCTGCCTCCTAAACTGCGTGAGGCGTGGCTATACGGCAATTGGGACATATTTGAAGGACAGTTCTTTGAGGACTTCCGAGCTACACCCGACGTTAAGCTATGTGCGGAGGCGGGTATCACTCCCGAGGAAGCACTTGCACAGAGGCGGTTTACTCATGTTATTGAGCCTTTCGACCTCAACAAGGGCGAGTGCCGAGGCTGGAAGATCATGCGCTCCTACGACTTCGGCTATAATAAGCCCTTCTCCCTTGGCTACTGGGCGGTTGACTATGACGGGGTATTATATCGCATTATGGAGATGTACGGCTGCACACAGACGCCTGACGAGGGCGTGAAGTGGTCCCCTGACGAGCAGTTCAAGAGAATCAGCGAGTTTGAGAGGGAGCACCCGTGGCTGAAGAACCGCAAGATCGTTGACAGCATTGCAGACCCTGCGATATGGGACGCGAGCCGAGGCGAGAGCATTGCGGAGACCGCCGAGAGGTACGGTATATACTTCTCACCGGGCGATCACGAGAGAATACCGGGGTGGATGCAGGTGCATTACCGATTCCAGTTCGATGAAAACGGCTATCCGCGTATGTACGTGTTCAACAACTGCAAGGCGTTCATACGCACGATCCCCTTGATGATGTACTCGGAAACGCACCCCGAGGACATTGACACGAAGCTCGAGGACCATTGCCCCGACGAGGTGCGCTATATGTGTATGTCGCGCCCGGTAACACCTATTGTGCCGATCAAGCGCGAGCCTATCGTTACAGACCCGCTGAATCAGTTCAGCGAGAGGCAGATCAGACGAGGCTATATTTGAGAGAGGAGAACTCGATGGAAATAGAACAGAAACCTACTACTCCCGCAGGCGGGGCGGCTATGATCGGTCCCGAACAGCTTAAAACCTTCCTCAAGGTACTTGAAGAATACAAGTCGGGCAAGGTTAAGACCGAGTCGCGCATTGTGGCTTCCGAGAACTGGTGGAAGCTCCGCAACTCTGTTGAAGAGGAGAAGGAGACCAACATAGGAGCTGACGGCGGATATAAGAGCACTTCGGGCTGGCTTCATAACGTGCTGGTATCAAAGCACGCTGACGCTATGGAAGCTTACCCCGAGCCTAACATACTCCCGAGAGAGCAGGGTGACAGAGGCGAGGCGCGTATGCTGTCCTCGATCATACCTTGTGTGCTTGAACAGAACCACTTTGAGGATACCTATTCCGACGTTATGTGGCAGAAGGTCAAGCAGGGCACAGGTGTATATAAGGCGGTTTGGGACAAGTCGAAGCTGAACGGACTCGGTGATATCAGCGTTGAAAAGGTCAACATTCTCAATATCTATTGGGAGCCGGGCATTACCGACATTCAGCGCAGCCGATATTTCTTCCATACCGAGCTTTACGACAAGGACATACTTGAGGGAAAATACCCCGAGCTTGAGGGCAAGTTGAAAGGTCAGTCCTTTGTTAGTACCAAGTTCCTTTACGACGATCACGTCAACACCGAGAACAAGCACACGGTTATTGACGTTTACTATCACAAGTACGTGCAGGGCAGAAAGACTGTGCAGTATTGCAAGTTCGTCGGTGACGTTGTCCTGTATGCTACCGAGAACGACCCCGAAATGGCTATGCGCGGTCTTTACGATCACGGTATGTACCCTTACGTATTTGACCCGCTGTTCCCGATTGAGGGCTCGCCTTGCGGTTACGGCTATGTTGATCTGTGCCGCAGTCCGCAGACAACCATTGACTTGCTTAACACGAGCTTTGTCAAGAACGCTATGGTGGGTGCGACTCCCCGCTATTTCTCACGCGGTGAGGGCGCGATCAATGAGAAGGAATTCCTTAACCTTAACAATCCGATTGTCCATCATACCGGAAATTTGGACGAGAATGCCCTTCGGCGCATAGAGCACACGTCGCTTGACGGTGTGTATGTAAATGTTTATGACCGCGTGGTTCAGGAGCTGCGCGAGACCTCGGGCAACACCGAGACCAGCACGGGCAATATCAGCTCGGGTGTAACAGCCGCTTCTGCTATTGCCGCACTCCAGCAGGCAAGCGGCAAGGGAAGCCGTGACAGCACGCAGCAGTCTTACAGAGCTTTCGCGCAGATCGTTGAGATCTGCATTGAGCTTATACGTCAGTTTTACGATATGCCGCGTAAGTTCCGCATACTCGGCCAGTATGGCGCGGAGGAATACATTACATACGTAAATCAGGGCTTGCAGCTTCAGGCGCAGGGTGTGGGGTTCGACGATAAGGAGACTTTCCGACTTCCCGTGTTCGATATCAAGGTATCGGCGCAGAAGAAGAACGTTTACACCAAGGTGACGCAGAACGAGCTTGCGCTGCAGTTCTTCCAGCTGGGCTTCTTCAATCCGCAGATGACTGATCAGGCGCTTATGTGCCTTGATATGATGGAGTTTGACGGCAAGGACGGCATTATGCAGAAGGTGTCGCAGAACGGCACGATGTTCCAGAAGCTACTGCAGTATATGCAGCTTGCGCTTACGTTCGCGCAGCAGCTTGACCCGATGTCGGCTGAGGCTATTGCGCAGGACATTCTTATGACTACCGGCGGCGCGGGTGTTCCCGCTTCGGGCGGTGGCGCAGGACTTGCACAGAGCCGAGCTATGGCGGGTGATCGCGGAGGAGCGCAGGCAAAAATGAATAACGCAAGAGCTTCGTCCGATGAAGCATCACAGCCGAGCGGCGGCAGAGTGACAGGAAAGGCAGGTAGCAAATGATAAAGGCAGTTTATGAAAGAAGCAAAAACAAGCTGACGGTGGAGGGACACGCAAATAGCGGTGAGCCCGGACACGATCTGATATGTGCCTCGGCTTCGATTCTCGTCTACACGCTTGCCTCGTTCGCCAAGAACACGCACAAGGCAAGGCAGAACAAAAAGCTCGTGATCAAGCTTGACGAGGGTCACGCAGAGGTATCATTCAAGGCTAAACCGCGTTTCAAGGTGGCGCTTACACTTGTATGTGACGCGATCTGCGCGGGATTTGAGCTTCTTGCAAGGAATTACCCCGAAAATATCTCTTATGAGATCAAATTTTAACAGTATATAAGCCGTGAACGGCTTGATATAGGACTCGCCAACCTAATTGGCAGAATAAATCGGAGGATCTACTCAATATGAAAAACGAAAAATGGCTTAATCTTCAGCTTTTCGCCGGTGAGGGTGCAGGTGCTACCGGAGGCGAAGGCGGAGAGGGTGCCGCTACGGGCGATAATGTTGCGACTGTTGACGCCGGACAGAGACTGAGGGAATTGGGTGTTCCCGAGGATAAGATTCGCAGACGGGCGAGATATGCCGCCAAAGCTCCCGAAACTCAGGCGAAGACCGAGGAGGAGCCGAAAGCCGCAGAAGAAAAGGTGCAGGACGCCGCTGCCGAGAACCCCACGGAAGAAAAGACCGATAATGCCCCCGCTCGTATGAGTTGGGAAGAGATCATGGCAGACCCCGAGTACAACAAGCAGATGCAGGCTGTTGTGCAGTCCCGCCTTAAGTCCGCAAAGGGCGCGGAGGAAGCGCTGGCAAAACTTACCCCCGCACTCGAGCTTCTTGCACGTAAGCATCAGCTCGACCCCGCCAATATGGACTATGATGCGCTTACAAAGGCGATCAGCGACGATAACTCTTACTATGAGGACAAAGCCCTTCAGATGGGTACCTCTGTTGAGACCGCAAAGAAGATCGACCAGCAGGAGCGCGACACCGCGAGACAGAAGAAAGCCGAGGAGCTTTCAATTCAGGAGCAGAAGATCAGGAACCACTTCGCCGGGCTTGAGCAGCAGGCACTTGAAATGCAGAAGATTGTTCCCAACTTTGATCTTCAGACCGAACTGAAAAACCCCGCCTTTCTGCGTATGACCTCTCCTAACGTCGGTATCAGCGTAAGAGACGCATATTATGCCGTACATCACGACGAGATGCAGACAGCGGCAATGCAGGCTACTGCAAAAGCAACCGCGCAGAAGATCTCGAACAACATTCAGGCAGGACAGCGACGCCCCGACGAGAACGGTATTTCAGGTCAGGCACCTTCCGCGACCACATTCGACTACAGCAAAGCCAGCCGCGAACAGAGAGAAGCATTTAAGCGTGATCTCCGCGAGCGACTTGCACGTGGGGAGAAAGTGTATCCCGGACAGAGATAAGACCAACACTTCTCCCTCCAAACATCAATTTTTAATTCGGAAGGAGAATTACTTATGAAGAAACTTTTCAATCTTCTCTTTGCGCAGATCTTCACTTTCCTGCGCATCAATCTTCAGCTTTTTGCTGACGCCGGTACTCTTGTAAACGCTACCGGCAACTATGTCAACGCCTACGACGGTACTTCTCAGGCGTTTGACGCCGTTAACACCATGAACGGCGAGCTTAAGACCTTCTATGACACCGAGCTTCTTGAGAACGCTCGTGTTGAGCTTTTCTACGCACAGTTTGCAAAGAAGCAGACTCTCCCCAAGAAGCACGGCAAGACCGTGGAGTGGAGAAAGTGGAACACTTTTGCAAAGGCTTCGAAGCTCGTTGAAGGCGTTATCCCTACCGGTCAGAAGTTCGGTATGAGTTCCAAGACCGGCTCCATCGATCAGTACGGTACCTATGCTGCTGTTACCGATCAGCTTGAGCTTCACGCTTACGATGACGTCATTCTCGGCGCTACCGAGGAAATGGGCGCTTCTGCAGCAGAGACTCAGGAAACCCTTATCCGCGACGCTCTTCTTGTTAACACCAACGTTCTTTACTGCGACAACGTAACCCTTGAGACCGGTGCAGTTGCAGGCACTCCTACCACTCCCGCAGAGATGGAGGCGAGTGCTACCGTTATGAGTGTATTCACTCCCGATATGGTCGCAAAGGCTATCACCATTATGAAGAAGAACCGCGTGCCTACCATCAACGGTAAGTATTACGCTGTTATTCACCCCTCTGTTGCTTACGACCTCCGCAAGTCCAAGGACTGGATCGAGGCTCACAAGTATGCACAGCCCGGCGAGATCTACAACGGCGAGATCGGTGAGATCCACGGCTGCCGCTTCATTGAGAACGTATTCGCTCCTATCCTTGACGGCGAGTATGCCAACAAGGCGGGCGGCGTGACCTACGCAACCTATATGTTCGGTAAGGACGCATTCGGTATCATTGACCCCGAGGGCGGCGCGCTTGAAATGATCGTTAAGGACAAGTCGCAGGTCGGCGGTCCTCTCAATCAGTTCAGCACTATTGGCTACAAGTTTGAGACCAACGGTGCGACTATGCTCTATTCGGAGCGTCTGCTTCGTATTATGAGCTGTTCTTCTTACAGCGCAACCGACGAAGCTAACTAATCACTTGATCGGGGGGCAGGGATTGTTCCTTGCCCCCTTATCCATTACAAGGAGGATAAAAATGAGTAAGAAAGTAACTATACCCACCGACGGTGGCAATCCTTTTGTCGTTATACTCGGCGGTGTCAAGTATGTATATAAACCGGGAGAGACCGTAGACGTTCCCGACGGTGTTGCTCTCGAAATCGAAGAATGGAAGCGCTGGAAAAATAAGTATCACGGCGCAGTTCAGCCGCCTTTTGCGGCAGGCGACGACGGTTCAGCCGTACAGCCCGACCTCTCGCAGAACGACCCTGCGGCCGCAGACTATGTGAAGAATAGAACACACTATGAGGAAACGAAAAATGTGGTAATTGCAGAAGACCCTCAAGCGCGTAACATTATGCCACATATAAAGTCGACTGTCGAAGGTTATTCTACAAACGGTTATCTGCGCGGAGACGCTATCATACCGGGCGAAACTTATGTGGTTAATTTCGACGGCGTAGATTATGTTGGCGTAGCATACGAAGGTTCTTCTATAGTCTGTATATTTGGTGGTGGAGATGGAAAAAGTGATTATACCAAAGCCCCGTTCAATATACTCGTATTACCTGAAAATGAGGTAATGCTTATGACTACCGATGGCAAACAGCATCAGCTTAAGATAGTCCACGTTCAAAAGCACATTAAGAAGCTTGACAAGAAGTATTTGCCCGACAGCATTCCTTACGAAGAAAACACCGTAGTCAACGAACCTCTCAACATCACTTGGGATGGCAATACCGAGGGGTTGGTAAGTGTTACTTTAGGCAGTGCTACGTATTATCACGTATCGGCTATCGTTCTTAGTGACGATCATATTAGAATGGCAACCGTGGCCGACACGATGGGCGATATAGTAGCACTTGACGATCAATGGAATGACCCAGAAAACTCTCCGACGGTCACCGAAGATGTAGTCGCTTTTCATGGATCAATATGCTTTGCAAGAAAAGATAACGCAGCTTATTCGGATGAATTTGTCACGACAACTTTTCCCAAAGCAGGCATTTATTTCGCCGCGATTCCAAATTTTGTGCACATTAACTCCCTCACCACCACCGAACCCGTAGAGCAGACAAAGACCGTTGTCAAGAAGCTCGACAAGAAGTTCCTGCCCGATGATGTTGGCGGTGGCTCTATTATGTATTGCGGCGGAAACAACGACGATGATGATGTTCACCTCTTCCACTTTGACTTTGATACTGGCGAAATAGGCGCTGCTGTTACACGAGCGGAATTAGTGGCGGCGTTTAAGCACGGTGCAATATACATCGCGCTAATTGACGAGTATAGTGTGAGTTACAAGCTTGCTACATTTGTGTATTTCGGTAATAATGATGGCTATATTGGAACCTCTGACGAGGAGTATTTCCACACAGCTGAATTTGAACAGTCAAGCGGGCCCGTGTAATCTCTACAATGTCACTCTCGGTTTTCGGGGGTGGCGGAAAATAAAATCACATAAGGAGAACTAAAATGGCTAACACAGCAAAAGAACTCCGCATTAAGTCGGAGAACCTTAAAAACGGTATTGCACCGCTCTTGAAGCAGCTTGTAACTACCAACCTCGAAATCGACAAGCAGATTGATGATAATAATGCGATTATCGCTCAGGCTAACGCGAACATCGAACAGCTCTATCGTGAAAACGAGGAGCTTGCCGTCATCAAGGGTGACAACGAGACATTCATTTCAAAGGTCGAGGAAATCCTCGCAGAATAAAGAAAGGCAAAGGTGAAAACTATGGCAACAAACAACGAAAAGCGCGTTGCGCTTACCATTCCGAGAGGCGCGGCAAACGACGAGCCCAACGTATTTATCAGCGTGAACGGTGTGGGCTATCTGCTCCCCAAGGGCAAGACATCTATGGTGCCGCCCTTCGTTAAGGCAGAATACGACAGATCTGTCGCCGCGCAGAACAAGATGGACGAGCACGTGGACGAGCTGCTCGAAGCGGCTAATAAGCCCCTGCCCGGTACAGTATAACACAAGGGGACCTCGTGTCCCCTTTTTTGACAGGAGGACTACAATATGACAATTCTTGAAGCTATAAACCGCACCGACCGCATAAAGCCGAACACCTACAGCAATTCCGACAAGGTGCGTTGGCTTTCGAACCTTGACGGAGTGGTTAAGAATGAAATCATTGATACCCACGAGGGCGGCGAGGACGTCCGCTTTGAGGGCTACAATGACGAAACGCTTCTTGCCACCGAGCTTCTTATCCCCGCGCCTTATGACGAGGTGTATATCCGCTATCTTGAGATGCAGATAGACTATGCAAACGGGGAATACGGCAAGTACAACAACAGCACTATCGCATATAACACAGCTTTTTCGGCTTTCGAGAAGTATTATAACCGCGAACACATGCCCCGCAGCTACGGGCAAAGATTTCTTTTCTGATTGGAGGCGAGAATATGAAGTATTACCCCGAGCTTTCGGAGCTTCCCGCAACGAGAGAAATGATTGACGTATTCAGGGGATATAACCATAATCTCCGCATAGGGGACGGCGAGTTTTTCGATATGAAGAATCTCTGCTCGGCAAACTATCCCGTTCTCTCTCCCCGCCCGAAGCGAGGCGTTTATGCTTCACCCGGCACGATTGGCGGTATGATAGGCAAGGACACGCTTTGCTACGTTGACGGACACGAATTTGTTATCGATGATAACAGGATCGATATGGGGCTGACGATAGGCACCTCACCAAAGACGCTTGTATCTATGGGTGTATACGTCATTATTATGCCCGACAAGAAATATATCAACACCGAGGATCTGACCGACTACGGAGATATTGAGGCGAGTGTGACAACTTCCTCTACCGTCACGTTTACGCTTTGCAAGAACGACGGCACAGCCTTTGAGGGTGCGGCGGTGCAGGCTACGGCTCCCTCAAATCCCAAAAATATGGACTTGTGGATTGATACCTCAAGCGTGCCTCACGCGCTGAAGCAGTATTCCGACACAAGCTCGATGTGGATAAGCATTGCAAGCACTTATATCAAGATATCCGCGACGGGTATCGGCGTTCCTTTCTCCGACGGCGACGGCGTGAGCATATCGGGCATTGAAAGCCCCGATCTTGCGGACCTGAACAGCCGTATGATCATTTGGTCGCGCGGTGACGATTACATTGTGGTGACGGGTATGCTTGACCGTGTGACAACTCAGGCGACACCTGTTACCGTTGCAAGGCAGATGCCCACAATGGATTTTATCATTGAATCGAAAAACCGACTTTGGGGCTGCCGCTACGGTACTGCTCTGAACGGTGACGTTGTCAATGAGATCTACGCCTCGAAGCTTGGCGATTTCAGGAACTGGAACAGCTTTATGGGTATTTCGACCGACTCGTGGGTTGGCGGTGTTGGTACTGACGGACCTTTTACCGGAGCTATTACGCACGGTGGGTATCCGATATTCTTCAAGGAGAGCTGTATGCACAAGGTTTACGGCGACTCGCTCCCCTTCGGCATTCAGGATACCGCTTGCAGAGGCGTGCAGAGAGGCTGCAGCCGCTCCCTTGCCATTGTAAACGAGGTGCTTTACTACAAGTCGCGCTCGGCTGTGTGTGCCTATGACGGCTCTTTGCCCGTGGAGATCTCTTCGGCTCTCGGTGACGTGCAGTACACGGCAGCCGTGGCAGGTGCGCTTGGCAACAAATACTACGTTTCTATGCTTGATATGAATAACAAGCATCATCTGTTCGTATATGACACTCTCAAGGGTATGTGGCACCGAGAGGACGATACAAAGGTGCGCGCCTTCTGCAATCACAGAGGCGAGCTTTACTATATCGACGGTGAGGACAAGCAGATCAAGACCGTGCTCGGCTCGGGAGAGATCGACGATACACCCGTGAAGTGGATGGCGGAGACCGGAATTATCGGCACCGACTCGCCCGACAAGAAGTATATATCACGGCTTGACGTGCGAATGTACCTTGATATGGGCGCGAGGGCGTTCTTTTACATTCAGTATGACTCGAGCGGTGCGTGGGAACACATTTACACCGCAAACGGCGACAGACTGCGCAGCTTCCCCGTGCCTATCCGTCCGAGACGGTGCGACCACTTGCGGCTTCGCATTGAGGGCGAGGGAAATGCCAATATTTATTCCATTTGCAAGACGATCGAGCAGGGGAGTGATATTTAATGAGCTATGACATTCGCAAACCGATGATAACGGAATCGACGGAGCGGGGACAGCTCTTGCAGATCAAGAGTTATCTCATTCAGCTTGTCGATCAGCTCAATTTTGCTTTGCGTGCGCTGGAGAGAGGCGCGGGGAACGCTTCAACCACCGAGGGAGAGCCGAGCTTGAAGCTCACGGCGGGTCTTTTTAGCGAGATCAAGAGCCTTATTATGAAGTCGAGCGACATTATTAATGCCTATTATGAGAAGATGGAGCCGAAATTCGGCGAGAAAATAGAGGAACATAACACGGCGGAAGATTCTCACGCTGACATCAGAGAGCTTATTAAGAAGCTGACTGAGACGCTTGACACGTTCGAGGACGGCGAGGACGGCGTAAGCCCTACGGTCGAGGTCAGTAAAACGGGGTCCGTAACCACTATCGCTATTACAGACGTTAATGGTACCAAAACGGCGACCATTAACGACGGAGCTAAAGGCGACAAAGGTGATAAAGGTGATAAGGGCGACACCGGTCTGCAAGGCGAGCAAGGCATTCAGGGTATTCAAGGCGAGAAGGGCGACAAGGGCGAGACCGGCAACACGGGTCCGCAAGGTCCCAAAGGTGATACCGGTGAGACCGGACCGGCAGGACCGGCGGGTGCTACGGGTGCAACAGGACCGCAGGGACCCAAAGGCGATACGGGATCTACGGGTCCTCAAGGTCCTAAAGGCGACGCGGGAGCCGCCGGAAGCAACGGCTCAAACGGCGTTTCGTGTACTCACTCTTGGAACGGCACGACGCTTACCGTCACCTCCGCGAGCGGAACATCTTCCGCAAACCTTAAAGGCGATAAGGGAGACACGGGCGCTACGGGAGCTACCGGAGCACAGGGACCAAAGGGTGATACGGGGGCTACGGGCGAGACCGGTCCTCAAGGACCAAAGGGCGACACCGGCGCGACAGGAGCGGCAGGAAAAACACCCGTCAAGGGCACCGACTATTACACGGCGGCGGATAAAGCCGAGATGGTCAATATGGTTCTTGCCTCGCTTCCTACTTGGAACGGAGGCAGCTATTAATGAAACTAATTATTTTAATCATTTACGGAGGTTAAAATGGCAACAGTCAAAGCAATTAAATACGGTATGAAGGGCGACGAGGTATCAAACCTTCAGACCTCTCTTAAAAATGCGGGTTATAACATCGACGTTGACGGCTCGTTCGGTCCGCAGACGCTTGCGGCGGTAAAGCAGTATCAGCAGAAGAACGGTCTTGACGTTGACGGTATGGTGGGACCGCAGACGCAGGCGGCTCTTTTCGGTGGGAATACGACCAAGCCTGCGGCAAGTACACCCGCGAGTACAACGCCGACTACAGGGAAAGCCTCAAATAAAGCTGCGGGTGAGACTTCGGGTAAAAACGAGGGCAGCGGAAGCGCGGCGTCGGCAGCAACTCAGATCAATTATCCCGATAATTTCTCCTATGACGATTTCTCCTACGGCGACTATCAGCAGAGCGAAACTGTAACGCAGGCACAGGCGGCACTTAATGCGGCACTTGCGGCACAGCCCGGTGCGTATCAGTCGAAGTGGCAGGGGCAGATCGACGAGATGATAGGTCGCATTCTCAACCGAGAGAAGTTTACCTATGACATCAACAGCGATGCGCTTTATCAGCAGTATGCCGATCAGTACAAGAACCTTGGCAAGCTTGCTATGCAGGACACTATGGGTCAGGCGGCGGCTATGACGGGCGGATATGGAAACTCTTATGCTCAGAGTGTCGGTCAGCAGGCATACCAAGGCTACCTCTCGCAGCTCAATGAGATGGTACCCGAGCTTTACGGTATGGCTCTTGATCAGTACAACCGTGAGGGACAGGAGATGTATAATCAGTACGGACTGCTGAGCGATCAGGAGCAGCAGGACTACGGACGCTATCAGGACTCCTATAATAAGTGGCTTGCCGAGAGAGATTATGCAGCCGGCAGATACGATTCCGAAAGAAACTTCGACTACGGTAAGTACGTAGATGACCGTAATTTTGACTACGGTGTATATGCCGATGACAGAAATCAGGCTTACAGCGAGTATCTTGACGCGGTTCAGCAGGCACAGTGGGGTGCACAGTTCGATGAAACCGTCAAGCAGAATGAAATCGGCAACCAGCAGTGGCAGCAGAGCTTTGGCGAGACCGTCAAGCAAAATGCTATCGGTAACCAGCAGTGGGAAACTTCGCGTCAGGATAATCTCAATTCCGAGGCGAAAGCATATGCGAGAGATGAAGCTATGGCTATTCTTGAATCCGGCGGTACTGTTTCCGATGCACAGCTTGCGGCTGCGGGTATGTCGAAGGAAACTGCGGCGGCTTTGAGTAATGCTTATCAAAAAGCGGCAAGCGGCAAGAGCGTTTCCGGCTCCGGCAAGTCTGATGAGGGCTCGAGCTACATTACAGAAGTGAAACAAATCGAAGAATGGAGTGCAGCAGTTCTTGAAGCTGAAACCGAAGAAGAGGCTATGCGATATATTGAGCGCCTTGAACAGTTAGATCCCGGTTTGGCGGATAGTCTGTATGATGATTGGCTGAGGGCTCACGGTCTCGGTCATAAGATTACCGATACCACCGTGGTGACGCCGGGAGGTCCGACAGGCAGCGGTGGGCGCGGCAGCGGACTCGCAGGGGTCAATAATGTGATCAAGTAAACAAGCGACAAAAGGAGGCAGGATATGTCAACTTATAAAGAGAGATACGAAGAACGCAAAAAGAAACGCGAGAGCGGAGAAAGCGGTCCTTCTTACAAAGATCGCTATATAGCAAGAAAGATCGAAAGCGGAGAGCTTGATCTTGAGGCTGCAGGCAAAGATATCACCAATCGCGTAAATACGTGGTTTAAGAACAACGAGAACTTTGTTAATAACTATAATCGCCGTTTTCAGGGGTTCACGGGGTCATATACTGACCCCTACGACTCCACCATAAACGACTGGATATCCAGCGTTACCCCGCAGAAGTCGAGCTTTGATCAAGAGGCGAACAACATTATTTCTTGGCTTGACACCTACGGTGATTACGTCGGCGGTCGTGATTGGGCGGACTCTGTAAAGAATGCGCTCAGTTCTGCCGGCACACAGCAGTCGGAAATACTGAAGAATGCTTCCGAGTACAGCAAATATTGGTCTCAATGGGAGAGCCCGGACGCATATAAACGTTATCAGAAAATATCTTCGATAGCGGATATGACTTCTGAGCAGGTCAAGAACTATCTGAACGGCGACGATCCCGTGGCTTATGTCGACGATGAAGGCAACGAGGTTACTTGGGATAGCCTTTACAAATCGAAGTATTACAAGGAATTTACGGACGCGGAGGACTTTGCGGAGAAGAGCAAATACACTTCCACTTACCGAGGCGGCGAGAAGTTCAATGCGTTCTCGGGCACTTATACCGACAGCGGCTTTGATGATATTATGTATGACTACATCAACCGCAACGAGACCGCGAAGCAGAGGCAGCACCTTACAGATCTGTCGAGTGATGCAGCATTTTTGGGGCTTGACAACAGCGAGCGCGGTGAGATGACCGACGATGAAATTGCTACATTCAACTATCTCTACGCAACCAGCGGAAGTGAGGCGGCATACGAATACATTGACTACCTGACAAGCGATCTTAATGCGCGCCAGCGTGAAGCCGAAGAGGCAAAATGGGCGAACTTTGCAAAGGAGAGCCCTGTCGGTGCCTCTGTGTTCAGCGTTATTGAAAGTCCTCTTAAAGGTCTTTCCTATATCGGACAGCTTGCGGACTATGCTGCTGACGGTGCGATCGACGAGAATGCGGGATATAATAAGTTTTCGCACATAAACAGCGCGATACGTAACGAGGTAAGCGGAACCGTTGAGGAAAAGTGGGGCGGCGTTGGCAGCTTTGCATATCAGACCGGTATGAGTATGGCTGACTTTCTCTTTAACACCGGTATCAGCGGTGGCAATTCTGCGGTATCACTCGCTATTATGGGTACCGGCGCGGCGGCTGACACCGTTATTTCTTCAAAGGACCGCGGACTTAACGACGATCAGGCGTTTATCCTCGGTACCGTTGCGGGTGCGGCAGAGATCATCACCGAAAAATTCAGTATAGATGCACTTCTCGATGCGGCGAAGCTTGGAAAGAGTGCTGTCGGATACGTTTTGAAGAATACTTTTGCAGAGGGTTCGGAAGAAGTCGGAAGCAGTGTTATCAACCTTATTGCCGATATTCTTGTCGCAAAGGATAAATCCGAGTGGCAGAATGCGCTCAACGAATATAAAGCCGGCGGAATGAGCGACAGCGAGGCTTTTTGGCACGCTGTACGCGATCAGGCTCTTTCACTTGGTCTTGACTTCCTCGGCGGCGCTATCTCCGGTGGTGTGATGGGCGGCGGCGGTGTAGCCGTGGGCGCTATCGGCAATACCATTCAGGGAAAAGAATACAAGGAAACCTTTGGTGCGGATATTGGTTCCGCGCTGGCTGGTGAGGCTGTGGAGATCGACCCTGCCAGCAAGTTTGCGCAGAAAATGCAGACGAAGGTTGAGGGAGGCGGTGAGCTTTCAAACCGTCAGGTAGGTAAGCTTGTGCAGCAGAACGAGACCGCTATGCGCGAGAATGACGTGCAGAGCATCAGAACCGCGGCGGCAAACAGACTCACCGAGCTTGGCGAGAGCGGAAACGTTGACGTTATTGCCTCCGCGCTGACAAAGCAGGTGACGGGCGAGAGCTTGACGCACTCCGAGAAGAATGCGATCAAGGGCAGCAAGTACGCACAGCGCGTTGCAAACGAGCTTAAACCCGAGAATATCAGAAGCGGCGGTTATTCCTCTGCGTGGGCTGAAAAGATCGGTACCGACAGGATCAATGCTGCAGAATACGGCAAGATGATAGCGGAGCTGGAGCACGATGCTACCGATCCGAAGTTTGCTACAAATATTGTAAGTCCGCCTGACGAGCCGAAGGAGAAAGAGACCGAGGAAGCCGCGGCAACTGTTTCCAAAGTGGAAACGGTTCAAAATGTTGCGACCGACACAAATGTCGGTGACAAAGTGGTGCAGGAGCCTACGGTGGCAAGCGAGGGCTTGGCAGAGGCGCGTGAGGAAAAGGGCGCGACTTATGAGACGTCCGAAGTAAAGGACGCGCAGACGGGCAAGGTCGAGGCTTCCGAACAAATTGTTGACGCCAACAAAATGGTTGATGCTTCCGAGGCTGAACGTGTTGCTGACACCGGCGAAACGATCACCGAGGCAGAGGAAGAAAGTACCGTTACTCTTGAAGCGGCTTCCGCAAAATACGGAGCGCAGGCGGGTGCTATGGTTCACACCTACACCGAAGGTCAGGACGTTGCGCAGTATGATGCTGCATACCGTGTGGCTTACGATATGGGCAGAAGCGGCGTAAATCTTTCCTATGCTATGCAGAGCGAGGCGACGGCTTATCTTACCGAGGGACAGCGTCAGCTTGCTTATGAAGCGGGTACGGCGGCTTCAAAGGGAGCAGCCGAGGCGCAGGACGCGAAGAATAAGGCAGCTATCAATGGCAAGACAGGACGCAGACGCGGCACCGTTAAGGGTGAGGGCGTTAGCCTTTCCGATCTCAAGGCGACTTTCAATGACACGCAGGGTACTGCCTACAAGCTCCTTTCTACCTATGCAGAGGCAACCGGCGTTGATATTGTTCTTTACAGGTCCGAGGCAAACGCTGACGGCAAGTTTGAGGGCGCGCAGGGACGCTTCAAGTGGAGCGAGGACACCATTTATATTGATATTAACGCGGGACTTGCGGACATCAAGAGTGTAAATGACCTTGCAAAATACACTATGATGCGAACTTTTTCACACGAATTTACGCATTTTATTGAAAAATGGAACCCGATATGGTATAATGAACTAAGAAAGGTAGTTTTTGATACCATTACCGCGAGTGGCGAGAACGTTGACGGTCTTATAGCCGTTAAAATGGAGCAGGCGGAACTTGACTACGAGAAGGCGAGCCGCGAGGTGGTTGCCGAGGCTTTGACGGATATTCTTCCCGATGCAAACTTTGTGGAAGAGCTTGCGACGAAGCATAAGAACATCTTCGAGCAGCTTCTTGCGAAGCTGAAAGAATTCCTTGCCGATCTCCGTGCGTATTTCAGCACCATTGGTCCCAACTCCTCAAGAGAGGCGAACGCCCTCAAGGAGCAGGTGGGCGACAGCGTGAAGTATGTCGAGAGCGTTGTTAAGCTCTTTGACCGCGTGGCGGTGGAAGCGGTGGAAAACTACCAAATGACGGTTGCTACCGATATTAAAACAAATAATACTGACGGAGGTATTACTAATGTCACAGAACGAGCAGAAGAAGGCAAGAGCGCCGAGACCGTTCACGCCGGAAGAAATTCAGATACTAAAGGCGAAAAGAGCGGAGCGCGAGAGGAAGCTGGCGACAGATCCCGAGTATCGGAAACAGTACGAGGAGCGCAAGAAGAAAAACGAGAAACTCGAGATAATGTTCAAGGAACTCCACAGACACGAATAGACGATGATTCTTGGCTGACAGATACCGCTAATCATATTGCACCCGCAAAAGGCTCTGAACTGCAGAAAGCACAGCAAGCCTTTGCAGAGGAATACGGTGTTGAATGTTACGTTATCAAGGCTTCGGCTTGGCAGAGAGAGTCACAGGCGACTACTCACGGCGGAAAGGTATACGTTTCCGAAAGTATAGATGCTGATACCCTTGCAACGCTGGTGCCTCACGAGGGAACCCACACGATGAAGCAGCACGGATTCCAGCCGTATTTGGATTTTATCGAGGGAACGCCCGATAATCTTAATATTCAAGCTGATGAGACAGAAGATCTTTATAACGAAGTAGCCGGACACAGAAAAATTGATATTTTCGATATGACCAAAGAAGAATTTATAAATTTCTACGACGAGTTAAATTCTTTTGTGTACGGTATTGCCAAGAGCGGCATTATCGAGAATCCCGATTTTGATTACGGCTGGGTGAAGGGTGCATTCAATGACTTTGACGCATACATAAACGAGCTTGAGGCTATTCACGAGCAGTTTAAGAAGGAAAATGCACCGAAGCAGACTGCGGCACCCGAAGCAACTGCTCCCGAAGTGGACACCCGTTCACTTGAGGAAAGAGAAAAAGAGTATAAAAAGAAATACTCGAGCTGGCTGAAGCGTGCGATCAAACAGTACGTTATGCACTACGGCGACACGACGTTCCTTTCTAACGGTGCTTTAGGTATTAAAGCGTCCGAGGATATGATCGGATTCGCGCGGTCCGAGTTTGTGGGACAGGTGTACGAGACGGACGTACCCGATCAGGCGAAAACCGCGCTTGATAACGCTAAAACGCTTCTGACAGAAGCACCTCTCGAGGGAGCACTCAAAGATAACACCCCCGTTTACGTTTTTAACGTGGACGGCAAACAGAGGGTGTTTGACAAGAAGCACCTCTCGAAGCTTGACGGCAATCTGCTTTATATTGGCGATTTTACCCGAGAAGCCAAGATAATTAAAGCGGTTGACGCTGACGGTAACGTCGTGGGCTTCCTCTTGCCTATGAAGGTGAGCTATGAGGTTACAGCCACTAAACCGTCAAAGCTCAAGAGCTTTTCAAGTAAATTCCAATCTCAGATTACCAATCAGGAGGTAAACAATAATGTCGAAGAAACCGGAACAGTATTACCACATCGGAGTGATGGGGAGAGAGCTTCACGACTACTGGCAGAATCACAAACCGAAGATGTACAGGGAGATGGAGCAGAACGGAACCCTGTGGACAACGCTGGAGAGCGAGGGGGAGAGGCTCGACGAGATGATAATCGAGCTGATGAGACAGGGTCTCGCGGAAGATCAGGCGAAGGAGATAGCGAGAGCGGAGATCTACGACGAGATGATGATGGACTAAGTGCCGAGGATACCTCGGCTGCCGAAAAGCTGCACGAGGAAGTCGCGCAGCAGATCGCAGAGCAGTCCACCGAACAGCCGAAGGGCAGAAACTTTGTTATCGGTGACTCCCTTGATCTTCCGAACGGAGAAAAGGCGAGATATAAAGCCAATGTTGAGGCGATACGCCTTGTAAAGCAGCTTGAAGCCGAGGGCAGATATGCGACAGAGGCAGAGCAGGTTATCCTTTCCAAGTACGTTGGTTGGGGCGGTCTTGCAAATGCTTTCGATCAGAGAAAATCCGAGTGGGCGAAGGAATACACCGAGCTGAAAGAGCTTCTTTCTGACGAGGAGTATGCTTCCGCGCGCGGATCCACTCTTAACGCGCATTTCACCGATATATCGGTTATCAAGGCTATGTATGACGGTCTTGCGGGGCTGGGCTTTAACGGCGGCAGACTTCTTGAACCTTCATCGGGCGTTGGTAACTTTGTGGGCGCTATGCCTGCCGAAATGAGCGCAAAGGTCAAGAGCTGGACTATGGTGGAGCTTGACGGCATTACCGGTCTTATAGCTAAATACCTTTATCCTAATGCGGACGTTCGTATTCAGGGCTTTGAAAAGGCTAACATTCCCGACAACTATATGGACGTGGCGATCAGCAACGTTCCTTTCGGAAATTACGCTATTACCGACAAGGCATATCCTAAAAAGGTAACGAGCGCAATTCACAACTATTTCTTTGCGAAGTCGCTTGATAAGGTTCGTCCGGGCGGTATTGTGATGTTTATCACTTCTTCCTATACCATGAATAGCAAGGACGAAACCGTGCGCCGCTACATTATGCAGCGAGCTGACCTTCTCGGCGCGATCAGACTTCCTGATAATGCTTTCAAGGGTAATGCGGGTACAGAGGTTGTGACCGATATTCTCGTTCTCAAGAAGAGAGCGGCTAACACTCCTTACGCCGGCGAGGACTTCCTTGAGGCACCGTGGACGAGACTCCAAAACGAGAGTTACAACGGCGCGTATATCAACAGCTATTTCGAGGCTCACCCCGAAATGGTACTTGGTACTGCCACAATGGACGGCGGAATGTACCGTGGCGGCTCTCTTACCTACAAGGCACTTGAGGGCAAGGGCAGCCTTGGCGATCAGATCAGAGAGGCGTTTAAGTCTATCAAGGGCAAGATGGAATATCCCGCGACACAGAGCCGTGAGAAAACCAATTTTGCTGTTGAGAGGGCAAGCAAGGGAACCAAAGAGAACGGTCTTGTTGTTAAAGACGGCAAGGTTTATCAGAACAAGGGCGGCGAGCTTGTAGAGCAGACGGTTGCCAAAGGTGCTGCTGAACGCATCACCGGTATGCTTGAGATCCGCGACGCTGCAAAGGAGCTTATGACCTACCAGCAGCAGGGACTTAATGACAGCGAGATCAGACGGGCGAGAACAAAGCTTAATAAGGCTTACGACGCTTTTGTCAAGAAGTACGGCTTTATCAACACTCAGTCGAACAAGAACGCTATCAAGGACGATCCCGACAAATTCTCTATCTTTGCTCTTGAGAACTGGGACCCCGACACAAAAAAGGCAACAAAGGCGGACATCTTCTCGAAGAACACCATCGCGCCGAACCGCACCGTAACGTCTGCAAAGGACGTGGCGGAGGGTCTTATCGTTTCTGTCAATCAGACGGGCGGTGTAGACACGGCATTGATCGCGCGTTTGACCGGAAAGACAGAGGCGGACGTAACACGCGAGCTTATTGACGGCAGAAAGGCTTTCAAGAACCGAAACGGCGCACTTGAAGCGGCAGAGGTTTACCTTTCGGGTAACGTTCGTGCAAAGCTGCGTGACGCGGAGGCGCTTGTGCCGATAGACGCCGACTACAAACACAACGTTGAGGCGCTTAAATCGGTCATTCCCGCAGACGTGGGATATCAGGACATATTCGTAAACGCCGGTACACCTTGGATTCCGAACAGCGTATATTCCGATTTTGCGGCTTATATGCTCGGAGGACGCAATACCGAGTGGCGACAGGACGTTGACGTGACGAGAAACGCCGAGACGGGCAACTTCACCGTGGAGCTGAAGAGCCGTTATCTCAAGACAAACGCGGCGAACACGCAGAAGTGGGGCACCGCGCGCCGTTCCTTCCTTGATCTGTTTGACGCTATGCTTAACTCAAAGAGCGTGGTTGTCAAGGATAAGCTTTCAGACGGTTCTACCGTTATCAACAAGGACGCGACTGCGGCGGCTAACGAGAAGATCGAGAACATTCAGAAAGAATTCGGGGATTGGCTGTGGAAGGACGAGGCAAGGAGAACCGAGCTTGCGACCCTTTACAACGAGACCTTTAATTCGATTGTAACACCGAAATATAACGGTGATAACCTTACCGTAAACGGCGCGAACGCTATGAAGCCTCTCCGTCCTCACCAGAGGGACGCGGTACAGCGCGTTATTTCCTCGGGCGGTAACACGCTTCTTGCACACAAGGTTGGCGCAGGTAAGACCTACGAAATGGCGGCGGCAGCTATGAAGCTGAAGGAGCTGGGGCTTGTCAAGAAGCCTCTGTTTGCGGTGCCGAAGTCGCTTGTAGCACAGTGGGGCAACGAGTTTAAGGACTTCTTCCCGACCTCGAAGCTGCTTGTGGCAGAAGCCTCTGACTTCACGGCGGCTAACCGCAAGGTATTTATGAACCGTATCGCAAACGGTGAATATGACGCTGTTATCGTTTCTTACGAGCAGTTTGAAAAGCTTCCTATGTCGGACGATTTTACACGCGAGCTTTATCAGGAGCAGATCGACAGCGTTGTGGCTGCTATTGAGGAAGCAAAAGCCGAAAAGGGTGACAAGGCACTTTCTATCAAGGACCTTGAAAAGAAGCGCAAATCCTTGCAGGCGAAGATCGACAAGCTGACCGACAAGGCGAAGGACGAGGACAACATAGATTTTGAACAGCTGGGCGTTGACTCTCTCTTTGTGGACGAGGCGCACAACTTCAAAAATCTGTTCTACACCACGTCTATGACAAACGTATCGGGTCTTGGAAACAAGGACGGCTCGAAACGTGCATTTGACCTTTACACGAAGGTTCGCTATCTCCAGCAGCTTAACGGCGGACGCGGTATCGTATTTGCCACCGCAACGCCCGTTATGAACTCTATGTCGGAGATGTATATAATGCAGAAGTATCTGCAGCCCGATCTTATCAATCAGCTTGGACTTTCCACCTTCGACGCTTGGGCGAAGCAGTTCGGAGAGGTTGTCAACGGTGTTGAGATCAAGCCGAGCGGACAGGGCTACCGTGTAAAACAGAGCTTTTCCCGCTTCAAAAATATGAGCGAGCTTCAGCTTCTGTTCCGTAACTTCGCAGACGTGCTGACCGATATTCCCGGTCTTAAGATACCGAAGATGAAGGGCGGCAAGGTAAACGTTGTTGTATGCGAGCCGGGACAGTTCCAGCAGGACTATATGAAGGAGCTTGAAAAGAGAGCCGACAATATCAAGAACGTTGATCCTTCCGAGGATAATATGCTCAAGATCACGTCGGACGGCAGAAAGATATCCTATACTCAGCGTATGATCGACCCGTCGCTTCCTTACGAGGAGGGCTGCAAGATCTACCGTTGTGCCGATAATGTTATCGCGGCATACAATGAGAGCAAGGATATTAAGGGAACACAGCTTATCTTCTGCGATATGGCAACGCCGAAGGGCAAGAGCAACAACGAGACCGCGACCGAGGACCTTGAAACAGACAACGACAGCGCACAGCTTTACGATGATCTTAAGGCTCGCCTGCGCAGCCTCGGCATTCCTGCAAAGGAAATTGCTTTTATTCACGAAGCAGACACCGACGCAAAGAAAAAGAAGCTGTTTGCCGACGTAAACGAGGGTAAGGTAAGAGTGCTGATCGGCTCAACCGGTAAGATGGGCGTGGGTATGAACGCGCAGAAACGCGTTGTCGCTATACACCACCTTGACGCACCTTGGAGACCGGGCGACGTTGAGCAGAGAAACGGACGTGCTTTCCGTCAGGGTAATATCAATGACGAAGTCGAGTGCTTCACCTACGTTACAGAGGGAAGCTTTGACGCGCGACTTTGGGATATTCTCGAGAGAAAGCAGAACTTTATCAATCAGATCATGAACGGCGAGAGCGTTGGACGCGAGGCAGAGGACACCGGAGAGGTAACACTTTCCGCAGCCGAGGTTAAGGCGCTTGCTTCGGGCAGCCCGCTTATTATGGAGCAGGTACAGCTTGATACCGACATCAAGAAGCTCGAGAGCCTTTACCGTGCGCACTTGTCTGCGGTTCGTTCCGCAAAGGAGCGACTGCTGCGTGACGCGGGCGCGATTGCCAACTATGAGAAGTATATCGAGGCGGGCAAGGCTGACCTTTCCGCGAGGGTAGACACCTATTCCGAGGGTAAATTCTCGGTCAAGGTAGGCAAAATCACCTACACCGACAAGAAGGAAGCGGGCGTTGCGCTTATGGCGGCGGCGACTGCAAATGCCGTTGACACGGCTTACACCACTATCGGTAGCTTTGCGGGCTTTGATATTCGTGTGATCAAGACTCACGAGGGCATTAAGGGACTTCTTTCCGGCAAACAGGGATACAGCTTCAACACCTATCCCGAGAGAACCACCTATATGATCACTCACCTTTCTGCGGTTGCGGAGAGTATTGAGGAAAAGATCAAGCTTTGGGAGCATTCGCTTGCCGAAACTCAGGCGGATATGGCAGAGCAGGAAAAGCTGATTGCCGCGCCTTTCGCAAAGCAGAGCGAGCTTGACACCAAACGTGCGCGCTACAACGAGGTTATGGAGATCCTGAACCCGAAAGAGGAGCAGTCTCTTGACAGCGTGGCAGACGATACCGTGCAGGAGCAGAGCCGCGAATATCTTGAAGAGCAGGAACAGCAGCGCACCAATACGCTGACCGACCGCGAAGTGCTTCAAATGGCGGCTGAAAAGCTGGCAAATGATTCACTCGATGAAGGAGAAAAGGCGGCACTTGATATTTTCAATAAACGCTTGAGTGCTCTTGAAGTTCTTCAGGAAGAACGCGTCGAGCAGGGCAGACTTTACAAGGAACAGCAGTTTGGCGCGAAGGTTGACCGTGAGGCGGCTGCCGCAACTCTTAACCGTATGCATATTCTTGACGATAAGATCAAGGCGGCGAATGCTGACGTTCTTGCGGTTGAGAACAAGGAAGTTCTCGGACGGGTGCTTAAGAAGGCACGACGTGTCGTTGAGGCAGAGCAGAGGGCGCACGATGACGAGATATTCAAGCGTTACGTTGACCGCACGAAGAATGCCGCGGCGATCAAGAAGTACCGCGAGCGTATTAAGCGCGACGTGGACGAGCTTACAAGCTGGGTAATCAAGCCTAACAATAAGGATATTGTGAAGCATATTCCCGACGCTCTGAAAAATTCCGTAATACCTTTCCTTACCTCCATTGACTTTACGAGCAAACAGCAGCTCCGTGGCGGTGAGGCTACAAAGGCGGACGAGGAGTTCGTAAAACGTCTGAACGCGCTGAATGCGGCACTTAAAAAGAATATCGACATAAACGGTTTGTATTCCGGTTATAACGATCTGCCGCCTCACTTCATGGATAAGCTGCAGGACTTCATCAATGGAGTGCAGACACTTGTCGGTCAAAAGAGCGGCGAGTTTGTCATTAACAAAATGACGAGCGAGGAGCTTAAAGAGCTTGCGTCTGTTGTAAAGGTGCTTAAAGCATACATTACGCAGATGAACAAATTCCATGCTAACGCGATGTATAGTCACGTTTACGAGGCGGGTGACAACACGATTGACTCGCTTGCGGCTATGCAGAGCGACGGCGGCAACGCAAACGGTATTTCTAACTTCGTGCTTTGGCAGCAGATGCGTCCGGCGTATGCTTTTGAACGCTTCGGCGAGGGCGGCAAGGCAATCTATGACGGACTTCGCAGAGGTCAGGCACAGCTTGCATTCAACACCAAAAAGATCGTTGAGTTTACCGAAAAGGCTTATTCCGATAAGGAAGTTCAGGCTTGGGAGCGTGAGATCAAGACGATCAAGCTCGGCGGTCATACCGTCAAGATGCGAATTTCGGATATAATGTCCTTCTATGAGCTTTCAAAGCAGCCCGACTCCCTGCGTCATATGCTTGGAGAGGGTATGCGTGTGGCAACCTACACGGTGAACGGCAAGAAGATTTCGGATAACGGTCACGCGCTGACCGAGATAGATATTGCACAGATCGTGAACACTCTGACGGACAGACAGAAGGAAGTCGCGGATGCTTTGCAGAAGTTTATGGCACAGCAGGGCGGTGCGTGGGGTAACTACGTATCTGTCAAGCGCTTTGGCGAAGAACAGTTTACCAACGAGCAGTATTTCCCGATCAACTCTGACAGCAGACACTTGCAGGCGACGGCAGACGAGGCACCGAGCGCGACGAGCCTCTATGCGCTTCTCAATATGAGCTTTACAAAGTCGCGTAATGAGCTGGCGAATAACCGTATAATCGTTTACAGCATTTTCGATGTGTTTGCAAACCATATGGCGAGCATGGCACAGTACAATGCTATGGCGCTTCCCGTTCTTGATGCTATTAAGTGGTTCAACTATCAGCAAAAGACAGAAGATTCCTTCGGCAACAGATACGTTAAAGACGGTGTGCGCGAGCAGATGGACAGAGTTTACGGCGTACCCGAGGAAACAAGACCCGGAAGGGGCAACGGCGGCTATGCGCAGAGCTTTGTACTTAACATCATCAAGGCGTTTAACGGTACCGAGGCGCAGGGTGTTCCTACTGATACATTCGGTATGAATGCGACACGCCGTTACAATATGGCGCAGGTAGCCTATAACCTCCGCGTTGTAGCACAGCAGCCTTTGGCAATAACGAGAGCGGCACTTATGATCGACTACGGATCTATCATAAGGGGTATGAAACTCAGCCCGGCAGCAATCAAGAACAATATTGCCGAAATGCAGAAATACAGCGGTATTGCGGCTTGGAAGTCACTCGGCTTCTATGACACAAATATTTCCCGAGGACTGACCGACACGATCAAACACAGTTCTACTGTAATGGATAAGATCGGCGACGTTGGTATGTGGGGTGCGGAAAAGGCGGACCTTCTCACTTGGGCGGCTATGTGGAGCGCTTGCAAGGAAGAAGTTATCAAGAAGCAGAGGCTTCGCCCGAATGACGCGGGCTTCTACGAGGCTGTAACACAGCTTTTTGAGGACGTTATCTACAAGACGCAGGTCGTTGACAGTATCCTGACAAAGAATGAGTTTATGCGAAGCAAAGGCTTCTTTGCAAGAGCAATCGGTTCGTTTATGTCAGAGCCTACGACCACGGCAAGTATGGTGGTAAATGCCTATGACAAATATCATATGGATATGCAGAGGGGTATGACGAAGCAGCAGGCTTGGCAGAACAACAGCAAGCTGATCGGACGCACACTTTACGTATACGGCATTACTCAGGCGCTCCTCGCGGCGGTTACTGCGGTTATGGACGCTTGGCGTGACGATGACGAGTACGAAGACTTCGGTGAAAAGTGGCTTGAGGCGTTCGGTGGCAACCTTGTGGACGAGCGTTTGCCTTTCAATAAGCTTCCGATACTCTCTGACTTCTACGATCTTGCAAAGGAATTGCTCTCGATCTTGGGAGTGGACACCTACGGCAATCCTCCGCAGTCTGTGTTTATGCAGTGGTATGACAGCCTTGTAAAGGGTGTTGAGATCATGTATGACAAAATTGCAGGAGAGGACACCAATTACACTTGGTACGCCGGTATTTACAAGCTGTTGCAGGCGGCTTCGGGTATGACCGGACTTCCTATGGCAGCGACAACACGTGAAATTATTGCAGCGTGGAACAATACCGTGGGAGCTATGGCACCGAGCCTTAAGGTCAAGACTTACGACCCGGGCGAGATGAACGAGATCAAGCATGCTTACGCCGACGGTTATCTGACCGACGAGGAAGCAACCGAGCTTCTTCTTGAACACGGACTTGTTGACAACGAGGACGAGGCTTACTTCACGATTCAAGGCTGGGAAGCAGGCGAGGGTTATTCCCGCTACGACGCGATCTATGACGCTGTTCTTAACGGCGGCGACTTCGACGCGGCTATGGCAGAGCTTACTTCTCGCGGCTACGACGAGGAGGACGTTATCGGTCGCGTTACAAGTCAGATCGGCAGCTGGTACTACGATGATCAGAGCAAGATCAGGATATCGAAGCAGCAGGCGATCTCAATGCTTGAAAAGTACACCGATATGACCGACGAGGAGATCACAAAGAAGATCAACCGCTGGAGCAGTAAGGTGGTTACGGGTATTGCCTATGATGATATCGGTAACGAGTTCCTTGAGGGCAATATCACAGCTTCCCGTGCTTCCGAAATGTTTATGCGCTACGGCAGTATGACGAAAGAGGAAGCAGGCAAAAAGGTTTCGGTTCTGCAATTTGTCAAGGATTATCCGCAGTTTGAGGTAAACGACGTTTCTTATTCGATGGTTGAAGGATTTTCAACCTACGGAGAGAGCACGGGTATTGACGTGAACGTATTCTATGACGTTTGGAAGTACAATTCCGGTGCCAAAGCCGACGTCGACAAGAACGGCAAGAAGATCTCCGGCTCCAAAAAGGAAAAGGTGCTCGATTATATCGACTCGCTTCCTTTGTCAAAGAAGCAGAAGGATAGCCTCTATTACGCCCTCGGTTGGGCAGAGAGCACAATCCGCGAAGCTCCTTGGAGATAATAACAAAATAATCGGGGGGGAGGGGTTTAGCCTTCCCCCTTTGTTGTGCTATAATTTATATAGGATATTCGGGAGGACGTATGGATGAATTCTTCTAAATACAGATTTACACTTGATATGCACACGGCGCAGTCGCAGGTGTCGCTGCCTATTGTGCTGCATGATACGGCGAGAAAACTTTATATAAGCCTTGCCGACGGCGGGAAGATCTATCACATTGCAAGCGGCTGCCTTGCCGTCATAAGGATAGACAGACCGACAGGCACCTATATTGAGCAGTTCTGCCCGATTGAGGACAATACCAACATCGTTTATGACTTTGCGCAGTATACGAATACTGCAATAGTCGAGGGACTGCACGAATGCGAGGTCACTCTTTACGGACTTGACGGCAGAATTATCACTACCGCGAGATTTTCTATGGTGGTCAGCGCAAGAGTCGTGAACAAGGACGATATTGAGATCACGGACGATGACTGGACCATTATTGACAGCGTTGCCGTGGAAGAGGCAAGACGTCAGGAAGGGTTCAGGAAGGCTATTGCCGACGTCGCAGAAGCCATTGAAGGCATTGACGAAGCTGTCAAGGAGATCGCGGCTCCGGAGATCGGAGAAAACGGTAACTGGTTTATCGGCGGAGAAGATACCGAAGTGCAGGCGCAGGGAAAATCGGGCGTTTACGTCGGTTCGGGTGAGATGCCCGATGGATATAACGTTCAGGTAGACCCCGAGGGTTCGGAGATTGACAGCCTTGTTGTTTCGGTAAATGGAGTTAAGCCCGACGAGAGCGGAAACATTGAAATTGAAGTTACCGGCGGAGTGTCGACCGAGGAGATCAACGAGGCGGTTGAAGCTGCTCTTACCGAAGCTAAAGAAAGCGGAGCTTTCAAGGGTGACAAGGGTGATAACGGTACTTCTGTAACGATCACCAGCATTAAAGAGTCATCTATTGACGGCGGTACCAATACTGTCACATTCTCGGACGGCAACGTGCTCAAAATCAAAAATGGCTCTACCGGTGGCTCGGGAACGGGCGAAGGCGGCATAAGCTCCGATCAGTTAATCGCTGCCGTGGAAGAAGCTTTGCAGGACGCGAAGGACAGCGGCGAGTTTGACGGTGCTGACGGATATACACCCGTAAAGGGTACAGATTATTACACAGCGGCAGACAAGGCGGAAATGGTTGATCTTGTTCTCGCTGCACTCCCTATGTGGAATGGAGGTAGCTATTAATGGCATACGACAGATTAATTGATTCCGCAAAGCTCGATGCGGCTATGAATGCGACGGCTGATGCTATCAGGGCGAAGACGGGCAATACTGCGGATATTCCGTGGGACGAGTCAACCGGCTTTTCGAGTGCGATCTCAGCGATACCCGTAGGCTCGAAAACGCAGGCTAAAACCGTTACTCCCGGAGCTACGGCACAGGTTGTCACTCCCGACAGCGGCTATGACGGACTTTCTCAGGTCACGGTCAATGGTGACGCGAACCTGAAAGCGGCAAATATCGCAAAGGGCGTTAGCATCTTCGGTGTGGCGGGTTCTTTTGAGGGTGGCACAATCGGCTCTGAAGTCGCAAACGGTACTTTTGCGGTGTCGTATAACGACTCTGTGGATAATTCCGTAACTGTAAGCGGCTTGAGCTTTAAGCCAAAGCGCATTATTGTTTGGTATGAGCCGACGGGCGACGAAGCTTCATTCAGCGGATTGGCGCACGCTATTGCGCAGCCTCTTGGCTCTAATGATTCGGTAACCGAGACAATTGCTTATGCTTATTACTGCAAAGAAAAAGAGGGATATGACGAGGATTCCGAAGAATATTACACCTATTATGAGACCGGTATAGACCGCGAAGTCAGTAACACGGCAATGCCGACTACTGCCGGTCTGACCATCACTCCCACAAACGGTGGCTTTACAATAGCTGTCGGCTCGCAGAACATAATGACCCTCAAATATCAGGGTTATTACGGCTATATAGCAATCGGATAAGAGGTGAAAATATGAAAAAGTATTACAAACAGCTTAACGAAAACAACGAGATCGTGGCTCTCTTTGGCTACGAAGCCGAACTTAACATTACCGACGATTCCCTTGTTGAGATAACCGAGGAGGAATTCGAGGAGATCCTTGCTGTATGGTCGGAAAACAGAAGAGCAAGAGCTGAGGCAGAATTCGCGGAGATCAAAGCCAAAATGAAAGAGTCGGCTCTCAAGGCTAAAGCCTACGACATCATAACCGGTGTTGAATAATCACGCGGTATGAGTTGTCAAAGGGAAGGAGGAGATACCGATGGTACCTGTTTTGAGTGTCAGAGATAAGAACGGCAACGTCAGCGATATCCGTGCGATTCGCGGTATGTCGGCTTATCAGATCGCTGTAAAAAACGGATTCAAAGGAACGGAAAAGGAATGGCTCGCTTCACTTGAGGCGGACCCGATAAACGAGGCAGATATGACGAAGGTCGTTGCGGCGGTCCTTGACGCCCTGCCCACTTGGTCAGGAGGAACCTACTAATGGGAGATGACTATAAAATAGTAAATACTACAAAACTTGACGCGGCAATGACTGCGACTGCGGACAAGATAAGAGCCGGAACGGGAAAAACCGACAAGATCACTTGGAAAGAGTCGAACGGTTTTACCGACGATATTCCCGAGGGTGTCGAGCAGGCGACGCCGAGTATCAGCGTTGACGGTGAGGGCAAGATCACGGCAAGCTCGGTACAGGGTGCCGGCATAGTTAAAAGCGGCACACACGAAGCCAATAAGCAGCTTGATGTGCAGGCTGGAAAGACGGTCACTCCGTCAACCTCCGATCAGATGGCTGTTGATAAGGGCAAATACACCACCGGCGACGTTACTGTCAAGGGCGACCCCGATCTTGTTCCCGAAAACATAAAGAAGGGCGTTGAGATCTTCGGTGTAGTTGGTACTGCCGAGAAGGGAATAAAAATTGAAATGGGCAGCTTTATTCCCGAGTCGGACGTTACAATGGTAACTGTTCAGCATAATTTGGGAGCTGAGCCTAGTGTTGCTCTTGTTTATCCCGCCGCTGACTTTGAAAATGCTGCGCTTCAGTATACCTCGCTTGGTATTTATATAGCAAACACTGATATTAATCAAGTGTGGCACAGCAACACTTCTACTGTTTTATTTGCCGGAGGTTGGCTTGTTTATGGCAAATCAGCTACTACGATTAACTTCAGCGCTTCAAGCATGGAAAAACTTTTTAAGGCACACGATGAATACAAATACATTTTGTTGGGGGGACTCGAATGAACAATATTATTGAAAACTCGAGAGCGCAGAGAAAAGCTATTCTTGCTGCTGTTCCAGCTCTTGACGATAAGGTTGCGAGTACGGCTGTGGATCTCTTTCCGAAGCTCAAGGAGGACGGGACACTTGTCAGTGCGGGTACCCGTATCAACTGGAACGGCACACTTAAACGCGCTGCCGTTGATCTTTGGGACAGATCGGAAAACAATCCCGATAACGCGCCTACACTTTGGGAGGATATCGAATACCGAAATGGATACAGAATCATTCCCGAAACTATTACCGTCGGACTTGCTTTTGCAAAGGACGAGTGCGGCTGGTGGGGTGACGCGCTTTATAAGTCGCTTATTGACTCGAACGTTTATACTCCTGAGGCATACGGTGCCGGTTGGGAGCTTGTAGAGGAAGGAGGAGCGATATGACTTGGGAAATTGCACTTGGAATATTCGCGCTTGCAGCCTTCGTGATCTCTGCCGGTACGATAGTTGCGAAAGCGTCGCATATGTTTGCGACTCTGAATGCGACAATAACAATGCTGTCTGAAACGCTTAAAGACTTCAAAAAAGACAGCAAGACGGACCGCAAAGAGCTTCACGACAGAGTTGACGATCACGAAACTCGTATCGGAATACTTGAGATCAAGGTCGACAACAGACCGAATAATTAAGGAGGACGAAATATGAAGAATTTCGTTAAAAATCTCGCAGAACTCATTAAGGTCAAGACGATTGTTACTCTCATTGTTATTCTCGTCTTTACCGTACTTGCTCTGCGCGGCACAATCGAAGCCGACAGCGTGATGTATATTGTTACTACCGTTGTCGCGTTCTACTTCGGCACACAGCACGAGAAGACCGGCACGGTAGCTGAAAAGACAGATAAAACACACGGCGAAGGCGGTGGTACCGATGTTTAAGCTTGCGATCAGCGCGGGGCATTATCTCGGTACGCCGGGTAAGAGGTGCGACAAGTCTCTTGATCCCAACGAGACAAGGGAATGGGTGCTGAATGACCGTATCGCCGATAAGCTGCAGAATATTCTTTCCAAGTACAAAGACATTTATGCTTTTAGAGTCGATGATACTACCGGAAAGAAGAATATTTCACTCGAAGAACGTGCTCGAATAGCTAACAATTTGAAAGCGGACGCCTATATCGCTATCCATCATAACGCCGCTGACCTTGAGGAAGGCGAATCTTTTCCGGGTGGAGGTATCGTGGTTTACATACACAGCACGAATGCTAAAGAGGGCGCTGACGAGTGGCAGAAAGCTATTTTTGATGCCGCTGTCAAGCACACAGGATTGAGGGGCGATCGCGCAACACCTATTGCAAAGGCTAAGCTCAAAGAGTGTGGCTTGCCGAACTGTAAATCGGTACTCGTTGAATGCGGCTTTATGAATTCTTCCACAGACGTGCCGAAGATCCTCTCGGAAGAGTTCGCTGATAATATGGCAAAGGCTCTTGCGGAGGTTGTTATTGAGAAGAGCAAAGACACAGTTAAATCATTGCAAGCTCACTTGATCTCGCTTGCTCTACCGATTCTCAGTAAAGGAAGCAAGGGCGAAGAGGTCAAGACGCTTCAGAGGCTTCTCAACTCTCTCGGTTATACCGATGCCAATGAAAAGGCACTCTCAGTTGACGGCAGCTTCGGACCTGCGACCCTCTATGCGCTGAAAGCATATCAGGACGCAAACGGACTTGAAGTGGACGGATATTGCGGAGAGCTGACTTGGACGAGCCTTTTGACTTAAAAGAAAATTAAAAGAAAAACAGAGCACTAAAGGGTGCTCTGTTTTATTATCATAAAAAGCAATTAGGTGGCCCCGACGGCGAGCTGGCAGCATCGATGCGCTATCTCCACCAGCGTTACGGTATGCCGTATAACGAAGTGGTTGGAATTTTAACCGACGTCGGCACGGAAGAACTCGCCCACCTGGAAATGATCGCGGCGATCATTTATCAGCTCACGCGGAACATTTCGGTCGAAAATATCAAGGGAACAATGTTTGAACCCTACTATGTTGACCACACAACGGGGCTTTATCCTATCGCGGCATCGGGCGTGCCTTTTGATATGAAATACGTAGGGATCAAGGGCGATGTCCTCGCCGACCTTGCCGAATCGCAGGCGGCGGAGCAGAAGGCTCGCGTTACCTATGACAACCTCATCCGCCTCTCCGACGACCCCGATGTAACCGATCCTCTCCGTTTCCTCCGCGAACGCGAGATAGTGCATTTCCAGAGATTTGGCGACGCTATGAGAGTCGTTCAGGATAAGCTCGACGGCAAAAATTTCTATGCCTTCAACCCCGCGTTTGACAAAAAGACGAAGAGTTGAAATTATCCGAATAGCTAAAAAGTCGGGACGGCTTGACAAAATCGAGCCGTCCTATTTACTTTTTATATTTTTTGGTGTATAATATAATTAATATAAAACTGTCAACTACAAGGGGCTTTGCATATGTTTGACACTGAAGAAAAAATTAGTAAAAATATTACCGGATTGAATGGTGAAGATGAGTTTCAAATCAGATACATACGCGATGAGGAGGCGGGAATTGTCACAACGCGCTCGGATAAGTCCTATTTCCTTCTCGATAGCAAGGATTACTGGTATGATTTGATTCAGGAGCAATACCCTGGAAAGCAAAAATGTTCATGCAAAAACGATTTCTTCAAAATCAGGTTTGAATACGTACCTCGAAAGGGAACGCAAGATTTCCGCTCTGTGGAAATTTTTTCCGAATGTACGGAATGCGGTAAGATCAAAAAAGTTGCGCAGATTGATATTGATTATTCGCCGTCCGCGCAGTTGCTTGAACAGCCGATTACATTTTGCGAACAGCCGAAAATAAAGTATAAGACCTACAGCATCACAGGCTTTTGGTCAAAAGAAGATTTAAACATTCTGACCAAATATCTTTCGGATAAGCACCTTTTGATATATCTTTGGTGTTGGAACAAAGATAATAAGCGTGAATTTAACCGTGTGAGCTTTTCCGAATTGTCCGATATTTTGTCAGATGAAGAAGCAAAATATCTCGGAATATATTTTTCAACTGAGCCTTTGGAAGAAGTTATGAATTTCTCTGTTTGTGATGAATTGGGCATTTATGTTGACCGAACACTTTGGCGAAAAAATGAAATTGTAAAGATCGACGCTCCTATCACTATTTTGAGTGAAAACGGAGGGGAGCTTTACTATATGGATTTTTGCAGCGAATATATCGATTCGGACGGAAAAGTAAAAGCCAAGAGCGAAAACTTTTGCAAGATTACAAAAGATCTACTGAAGTACAGCAAAGAGAAACTAAAGAGATAAACACAGAAAAACACGGGAACTTATTGATTGAAGTTCCCGTGTTTATTAATCAAAAAGGAAGTTGACATTACCCGCCATCAGAGCGGTGAAACCGCGGTAGATGACCTCGGGGCGGTCGTCGAAATTTGCTTTCATTCTGCGTGCTCTGTCAAGGCTGTCAACGACAAGCGTTGCCTCAAAAATAACCTTTTTCTTTTCCGTCAGAGAGCAATAAACCGAGCATTTGCCCGTTTTGGGATCAACTCCTTCAATGCGGCATTCGGTCGTGATCCCGCGCTTGGTGAAGTCGAGATAGCGCAGAGCCGCCGTCATTGCGGAGTCAAGAACGGAGGAAAGAACGTCGGATTTGAACGCCTGCGCGACGATCCGTCCCTTGTCGCTGACCTGATAGTAGGTCAGTCCGTCCTGCTCGAAGGATTCGATCAGCTCGCCGTCAACCATTTCGTTGAAGCTTTCGGCAAAGTCGAGGAACATGACGTAATCTGTCTGCATTACGATGTCGTTGATGGTGCAGTATTCGAGGGGGTAATTGATATTTTCAAGAAGGTAGAGCACAAAAATTT